CTGTCTTCTGCTGCCCGCTTCCGCAAACCAGATCAATCCCGATCTCTCCAGATATGCCCGAAAACAAATCTCATTTTTCTCAATCTGGAACATAACTTTCATGTACACCCACACCTCATGCACATCCATCCCATCAAATAAAAGTTCCTGTATCCTGGATGCGTATTTCTCGTAACCTTCCACTACTCAATCACTTCCATTTCTCTTATTGAGACTTCATAAGCTGTTCTCTCGCTGTCGCCTTTTACATAAATCCTACTCTGTATCATTCCCATGGTTCTCACTTTTGTTCCGACTGGAAGCTCTGCTGCCAGCCTTGCGTTCGAATACCAGCAAATTGCCGGGAGATAATCACTTTTTCTGTGTTTCCTGTTTACTGCAATTAAAATATCCGGATTTCTTTTCCGAGTGGTGTCTCTCGATAGAGCGGCTGTTTACAGATATATCCAATCAGATCAATTCTGTTTTGATCCGCTTCACCAGCTTCGCTGATTCTTTTTACAAATACATACAATTTCAAATGATTTCTTTCTCCATCCTTTTCATTGTAAGATCTGTATTCTCCAAAGATTGTAATTCTCCCTCCTACATTATCCCGAATCTCCTGCACTATCTGTTCCGGCACCTGAATCGGTATGACATCCATGTTTCCACTTGTCCGCATGACTTCTATAGTTGATTTATAAATCTTTCTTCTATCTGGTGAAGTCAATAAATACTCTGGTGTTTCCATAATTTTTCCTGTGATCTTTACTGTGTTGTTTTCCATCTTTTTTCTCCTATACCATGTACTCTGCCGATATTCGACAGGCTCTCTCCCAAATAACCGGATCCAGACCTTCTTCCTTCACCTTCAGATCATTTATTGTCATATTTTTATCATCGATATAATAATGCGCAAATACTTTTCTTGTGTTATTTCCATATTTCTCGATATTCTCTTTCGTGTTTTCATTGATATAATCAAATCTCAGACCAAATTTTTCGCAAAATTCGACTGCTTCTTCCAGCAATTTTTTCTCTCTGCACGTCCACAGAATAATAATATCCCCTTCCTTTTGTTTCTCCTTTAAAAATTCAAACAAATAGAAATTCGGTGTTCCTATTTTAGGAAATCTTGTTCCTCTGCAAAGCGTTCCGTCAAAATCTACTGCATATACTTTCTTATATTTTTCTGCCATATTACTCCATTTCCAGCCCGCTCAGCGCTTTCAAGATTCTTCCATCCATGTTATCTTCATTTGCCGGTGTTTTTACAGTCAATAACATTCCAGTCTCATTTACCCACAGGACGAAATATCCCATTCCCATAGGTCCTGTCGGAAAGTCTTCATACTCACCTGTTTCGGATAGGCTTACCAATTCCAGAATTTGATCTGGTATGTAACTCATCTCTTTTGTCTCTACATTCTGTAACACTGCCATTCCCCTGTATTTGATTTCTGTATCCTCATACCGGTCTCTGGCTGATAACCATTTCTTGTATTCCCACTCATCCCTTACTTTTAATTCATACTGCTTTTTTCCCTTTTCATAGGCTCTATATACTTCGCCTTCTTCCGGAAGATCCCCTACAAGTTCAATGACTGCTGCCTTATTCTTGCTTGTAAAGTCCTTCTCATATACAAATAATATCCAATAGGCTCCCTGTATGAAGTACATTTCCTCTTTCTTTCCTACAGTGAGTCCTGCACCTTTCCATGCATCCTTCAATATTCTCTTAAATATGCTCGTCTTAATAAACATGATGCTCCTTTCCTCTCCCAGAGTTATCTGGGAGATAATGTGATGGCTTACGACAGGTTTTGTGACGTACCTGCTGTTGTATCTTCACGGCACTTGGCCGGAGATGCTATAAAAATTGGAATCCTGGATGTCCTTCTTTCTGCTTTTCATTTTGCGGTTCTTTCATCAACTCCTGCTGATCCAGATAATTCTTCTTGCTGATCTTCATCCAGTCTTTCCTTGTGTGTGACTTCTCATATTCCCTCTGTGCGATCTCGCAAAGCAGTTCTCTTGTCTTTCTGCAGTTATGCACAGCTTCTTTCCCGCTTTTATGGTGCGGTTCACACAAATACACTTTCAATCCTTCCGCTTCTGACATTGTCCTCATTCCTGATCCAAACAGGATATGATGTTCCTCGGTATACTGCTGCCGATAATCACCATACAGATTGGCGCAGAGATAACACACACCTTTTTCTGTGTTCAAAATACTTTTCGGATGGCTGATTCTTTTTTTCTTCTTTCTGGCCTTTGGAAATTTCATATCACTATAATCAATGCTCATAAGGTAATCACTTTCTTTTTCCAGTTGTCCCATCCGCCTTTTGGCCAGGCAAATTCTTTCTTCAGAAGCTGCATGATTTTCTCCGGATCCCCGGATTTTAAGATGTCTTCTATGACTTCTCCTTCCTGGACCACCTCTTCTGTGATCTCATGTACCTGTTTTTCTTCTTCCGGAAGATTCATAGCCGGAGCATCCGGCATCAGTTCCGGATAATCTTCCACTTCCATCTGTCCCGGAATCTGTTCTTCTGTTTCTTTTGGCTCTTCCAATGTTTCCTGTGCTTTTGCAGGTTCTGCCTTTTTCTTTAATGGTTCCGTCTTTAAGACTTCCCTCTCTTTCTTTTCTCTCAGCGGCATCTGATAAACCCTTTCATAGGCTTCTGAATCAGAAGTCTTCCTGCCTTCCGGATAAAAGGTCTGTTCAAATGTTTTGGCCAACTCCAGATAGCTGATCTCTTCCGGCTCTCCCCTGCCGTTATATGGCATGATCCGAATCTGAAATTCACTGAAGAGCGCATTTGCAAATTGCATCCGAAACATCCGGAATTTTGTTGGAGCTACAATTCCCATGATCTCCCTGTTGATCACACTTTCCTCTTTTGGCTCGTCTTCCCATATCCATTTATGCATTTTCTCAAAGCAGCCTTTTCCTTCTCCTTTGAAAAATTCATACACCAATGTTTCCGTCCAGCTTCCCTGGTGTTCTTCTGGTGCGATGTCGCACAGGCTCATCTGCGGCGAATAACGATCTTCTGTTTCCCGGATGACTTCTTTTACCTCCCGGATTTCCCGAACCGTGGCATCTCTTGGTACCACTTCCCGCACTTCTTCCGGCAGTGCCAACATTTCAGACAGCTTGCTGCTGCCATATCCCCGGTATTTCTCCTGAATTTCCGGGCTGTTCCCGTCAATACTGTATGTATCGTTGATCTGCATAAACCGGATGGCCCACGTCCTGCTGATATTGAAGGTTTCTTTTGCAAACTCAAAAACATCCGCATATCCCTTTTCTTTATAAAACTCTGCATCTCTAGTCTTTTTTAAGAGATACCCGACTTTAATGTATCCCTCTGCGATATGTTCCAGTTCTTTCCGTAATGCAATTTCTACCCCCTGCAGTGTACTGATTGTCTGTAATTCTTCCATCTATCCAGCTTTCCTTTCTGTACGTTTCAACTTCTTTCTTTTGAATAGCTCAACAAATTCTTTGACTTCCTCTGTCATGTCTCCGTTATATTTTGCCCGACACTGGATCATAACCCCATTGTTTACCTCCATGGTGTAAAACGGCGTCTCCGGATCCTGCTTCTTTCTCAGGAACAGGATCGTTGTCTCACCTTTGGCCACCCGGTCAATGTACGTGGCAACACAATGATGCATGGCATTTCCCTCCTGCCTGATTTCATGGATCCGTTTCGGAAGTCTCAACACAAATTGTTCTGTTTCCATTTCCAGATAGCTGTCCCGTTTTCTGTATTTCTCGTACTTTTTGTCTTTTTTATTGTCCAAATCCTCTTTTGCTTTTATTTCTCGTTCTCTGCTCTCTTCAATCAACTCTTCATGACGCTGCTCTAAATTCTTCGGGAATAAGATCCACGGCTCTCTCATGTTGTATCCCAACTTCTCTGCCATCTTCAGATAATCGTGATAGTCCACGGCTTGTCTCTCATCTTCTCCTAACACTTCTTTGATGTACCGTTCCATCTTGTGAATGGTGGTATACCGGATATACCTGGTGAAATTCCTCGGAAACCTTGCAAAAAACTGAACCTGCTGCCATGTTGGATGCAATCCCTTTTCCTGCATTTTATAAGTGGTGTTGTATTCCCTTGTGCTTGGATTCTTTCCAGCCAACAGCTGGTAGTATTCCCCGTTTAGCCCCAGTATCTTTTTACAAGACCTCTCTTTCTTCTTTAAGTTTCCTGTGTTGTACCCCTGCATTTTTTCTTTGACAATTCTGTAAAATCCACATTTTACCAGTTGTTCGATTCCAGGCATATACCGGTATTCATTCAGATATTGATCCAAATACATTTTTTCTCGATATTTCCCATGTTTCACAAAACGTTCCATTGCAGAATACTGAAACGGCGTTCCCTTTAGAATCTGTTTGAGATTCCGGTTATAGAGGATTGCTTCATGCTCTACCACTTTTGCATAATATCTCCATCCGTCTCTGTAACACCACCGAACCCAGTCTGTCTGCTTATACTGCTCATATTCAAATTCATGAATCTTTTTTAAATTCCGGTCATACGTGATCCGTATCAGCTCCCAGTACCCGCCATCTCCCTTTTGTCCATTCCTGAATTTCCGATAACACTCAAAATATCGGTATACATATCCCTCTTTTGTTTTCTGCAAGAGTCCTGCATATCCTCTTGCGTGAACATTTCCGCCTTTCTTTCGGCTTCGGTAGGTAATTGGATGCCTGCAGAATGGACATTCCCCCACGTCTCCATAGTGTGGATTCCGGATTTTTACTTCTCTTCCACAATGTGTACAATACCCTTTTGTCACTTTTCTTCCGGCATCGTAAAACAAATACTGGGGAAGGACTTCCCGGTCTACAAACTCATCAAAATCTTTCGGCAGTTCCGGCACCATTGCCATCTCAGAATCAATTTCATCAATCTCTTTTCGGTCTTTACTATAGCTTTGCCATCTTGCGATTGCTGCACGTGGCTCTTCCTTCCCGTTGTGACAAAATTCTGTGATCCGTTTTCGGTCCCCTTCTCGTATCCATACTTTTCCACTACTGTACCAGTATCCTTCTTCTATCTCTCCCCATCCTTCCCAATAACTTAAGTTATCTATTTTTGCCGTTCTCCACTTCTCACACAGATTGTCGTAAGTGTAGTACTTGTTTTCTCCCAAAAGGAATACCCGGTATTTTGGATATCTTGTGTCATTCAGGATCATATCTCTTGTAAATACATCGATCTCTAAAACCGTGCCTGTCTTCTTCGCACGATAGAACCAATAATATGTTGCGCTCCACACAGGCGCTCTTCCACATCTTAGTACCTGATGTCCTTGATCTTCCCCGACTGTCTTTCGCATCGTTTCCGTTACTTTTAACTCTGGAAGCTTTAATAACTCTCCTCGTCTCATTTCTCCGCCTCCAGATAGTATTCTTCTGCCATGGCAAATACTTCCAGATCCGGCATTGCCACCATTTGTGCCCCTCTTCTTTCTTTGACTCTTTTTTCCGCTTCTTTTCGGATATTCTGCAGACATTCTTTGAGTGTCCGGTTCTTTCTTCTTACCGCTCTGGCCAGAATTTCTTTTTCAAAACATCTCATAGACAGATACGACACGATCTCTCCTGCCGGCATCCCGTCTGTTTCCTCCTTTAACTCAACCTGCAGCTTTCCGATGGCCGCATTTACTGAATCTACCAGTTCTTCTGACAGATGCTGCTCATATACTTCCCGGATTCCATCTGGAATCCCGTTTTCCTCTGCCAGCACTTTTAAATGCTCCAGATCCTGCTCCTCCAAAAGTCCTTTTGCACATGCATTTAATTCTTCTACGGAATCAAAATTCCCAAATACATCAAACATGCTGTTTTTCCTCCAGTAATCCCTCTAATTTTTCCACGTAATCGTGATGTTTACTAAATCTGACAGCTATTTCATGCCGCTCTGACAACGTCT